TTTCTTTTTCTTTTTCTTTTTCTCGTCCTCTTCCTCATCTTCTATTCCAGAACCATCTGCTCTGCCTCCTCCTGGTCCTGCTCCACTTCCATGTGGCCCTGTCTTATCTGGAGTATGACCACCTGGTCCCTTTTTCTTTTCTTCTAAGAATTCTAAACTCTTAGCAAAAACATTAGTCATAGTTGAATGTGTGTTTACCGGATTTCCTGTAAAAGCCACATTTAATAAATTAATTTTATCAAGCATCCTAACCTCTGTTCCCTCTCTAACCTCTTGTTTTGATTCTACTGGAATAAATGCAATTGAAAATGCATCAAGAAATCCATCTTTGATACTGTTTTTTACCTCATTAAATCTGCCTACATGTTTATTTAACATTGCTCGGACTTTTAATCCTTTTTTATCAACTAAGAAATCATCTATTTTTGCAACAGGGATTATTGTTTTATTAATCTCTCTTTCTAGATCTGTATTTCCTCTGAAACTTTCATGCTCTACATCAAGTTTGACTGTTCTCTCTTTCATTTGATCAGCCATGTCTATAATGCAATCTTTTGTAACTATGTCATTAACCAAATCTAGATCAGAAGTAGAGATGAATCCTTCCACAAAAAAGTTTTCTCCTTCCTCTTTTAATTCTATTGGTCCTGAACTAAAAATAAAATTAGGATTTTCCATGATTTATATAATCTAGGAGAATATTTAAAGATTGTTGTTTAAGAAAATGTTTTTTCCTTTTATTCCTTTAAAATAAACACAACTGAGCTCCTACAATTGACATGTGCAGGGTGTGTTGGTCCTTCCCATCCAGACTTACTATCTCTGAAATTCTGGTCCATATTTACTATCTTGCCATCTAACCTTTTACATATATCGCTTGTTCTAGCATCAAAATGAGTCACCCACTTTTTTTGATATCTTTCTCCGCTTGATTTAAATGCTTGGAGTTTCCCTTGACCTTCTGCTCTGTTTGTTTCTGTCCTGGCAATGGCTTCTGCTCTTGTTTCTCCAACATCAAAAACTTTGCTGACTCTTGCTTTTAATTTATCTACCCCTTCCCCAGCCATAATTCCTCTTTCGAGTTCTTGCCTAAGGTCTTGCATTATTTCTTCAGTCATTCCTTTAATATTATTAAAAGTATAATCTTGGATATAATCTATTGCTTCCCTATTAACTATAAAATTCTTGTCTAGTTGCTTTTCTGCGCTGTCCCATCCCCCCATAAATGTGTGTCTAATCACAGCATCGCTGATTGTCTTTAATCCTTGAAAAGTCACTAAATTTTTAATTTTCTTAGCGATATCATCAACAGACTTTATGTCCATTAATTTATTTTTTCCCATCTCTTGACTAATCAAATCTTTAATTTTCTTTTCATTCTTTTTCAATAAATAAACTATACTCCGATTCAATCTATCTGTTCCAATTATTTCATTCTCTCTAAGAATTAAAGGATTCTCTTCTGTTTGTAATGATTTACTTTTTATTTTAGAATTTGTTATCTTGGATGCACTTTCTTTTGAATGTCCTTGCTTAATCAATGCGTGATACATATCCCACCATTTGTCTGAATGACCCATACCTGGCTTGCCTTCTATTGACTTTTCATTCTTTTTGTTTTCGTCTGTTCTTGATTGTAATTTGTTTTCTTTTTCTAAATCCTCTTTTTCTTTCCCAAAAGGATTATTATTTTCAAATGGATTTCCATCCCAAATCTCATTTTGCTTTTTTCCTATCTCATCACCACCATCTATACTATCTAATCCTTCATCTTGTCTTACTTCATTAACTGTTCTGTATCCTGCATCTAATTGAGTCTTGTATAAATTTGCTTTTTTAGTTTCCTCCTCGATATCAAACATTAAAAACTTAAATCTGATCCCCTCATATCCAAACTCACTAATTATCTCCTGATTAATTCTGTATTCCTCTAATCTTAAAAGTGGATTAATTGCTCTTTTTCTAAAAGTGTTAGATTGGACTATTTGATTGGCCATTCCTTTTGCATCCTCAGTATATCCTAGTTCTGTTGCTGTAACACCAAAACAATTTCCACTAATTGAAACTCTGCCATTTCTTCTTACAACTAAAAAATGATTTTCTGGAACAGTTACATCATAAACTTTTCCTTTATATTTTTGTTTTGAAACATTTTCTTTTACAATTCTTGAATAATATTTATTTTTTATTTTATCTGTTTTAGTTTTCCTTACTGTTAATTCCCAACAACCATTATAACTATTCTGAAATAATGTTGCTGATTTTCCATTCTTAATCAACATTTCCTGTAATCCATCTAATAAAATCTTGCTCATACTTCCATATCTATCATTTTTTCCTTTGTAGCCTTTTGAACCATCACCTAACATAAAAGCATCTAAGAATAATTCTCTTTGTTCTTTGCTTGCATTTCTTATTATCTTTGGAACAAACTTCTCCTTTGCTTTTCCAAATTGGATTAAATAATCTTTTAATTCTGAATTAGAAAATCTATAATAATTCATCTTACCATTAATATTAACTTTTCTTCCTTGAATAACTGCATTTGGTTCTGATACCCTGGTTTTAAAATCAATCTCCATGTCCATTAATAAATTTTCAATAAACTTCATATTCTCTAGATAAACTTGACTTGCACATAAACAAACACGATTATTTGCACTTTCAACCCAACCATCAGATAACCAAATCCCCATAAATTTAGAAAAATTATCTCCACTAATTTCTAAATCTCCAAATTTAACCTTATCAATAGTCTCTCCTTTAAAATTTCCTGCTTGAGAGATTATTCCTTCATTGAAATCTTTTGCTTGTTTTTCTTCCCAATTAACTTCTCCTTCATAAAATTTATGACTATTACACATAAGCATATTATGTTCTGGAGTAACAGACAAATCACAAGATTTAGTTTTATAATTAATTAACTCCCCATCAAAATCATATTCTTGTTTATCTACTGGCTTAACAAAATCTATTTCTAAATCTTTTGGATTAACTCTTGCTACTTTTTCATCTTCTAAATCTTTAAATAATTTAAAACCATCTTCAGTTAATATTTCAGTATCATCCGAATAACAAGCCCAAACCATTTTTGACCACCATTTCTGACTTTCTATTAATTCTAATTCAGCATTTGTAAATTGTAATCTTGTAAATGTTGGGGTTTTTCCTGTAATGGGAACATGATGGAATTTATGTTTCCAATTTCCTGCAGAATCTTTTGTTCTTTGTTGCTCTTCCCATTGATCTTTAAATGCTTTGATTGATTCTGCATCTGCTCCCTCTAGGCCTATTATTCCTTTTGGGATTGCATTATCAGAAAAATATTCAAGATTATGTTCAATTGCATAAATAAGTGTTTGAATTGATTGTGCCAAAATTTCAATAGGTGATCTCCCATAAATAGAATCTGTCCTTGGATTTCTCTCCATCCAAACAATTTCTTTTTTTCCAAATGGCACTGGCCTTGCTCCAGTAATCCAACCATATTGGAAATAAGCTGCTTTCTCTCTTGCATCTGATGCAGTAATCCAACCAGGTTCCATTAATCTTGTCTCTTTAGTTGTCTGAGCAATATTAGAATCAATAATTAAATCCTCCCTGTCGACTATTCTCCCGTAAATATCTGGGTTCTTAGTAAATGTTCCCCCATCCCTGGCCATAATCTCAACCATCTCTCCTTTGAGATTAAACATTTTGATTAGAACCCCAGCATCAATTTCTAAAATATCCCTTACATATTTTCTACGAATCTCCTCAAAACTTTCTTTGTTTGTATTTGGATTTTTAAAAAAAGATTTAACATGTGCTATCTCTTTGTCTTTTCCCTCTGTTGGATCTCCTTGGTCATCCTCTGCGACAATATCCCAAGGTACTGAAGAACTCTCATCTACAATTGTACTAATGCACATCTCAACGAAAGGCATTGCTGCTAGTCTTCTGATATTTGGTAGATCAACAAATCTTGGATATCCAAAAGGAGGTTTATATAGAAATTTAGGAATATAAGCTTTTGGTAATCCCTCTCTAGTTGATTCATTCACTGCATCGATTGGAGGTACTGATTTTTCTTTGATTAATCCAAATAGGTTTTTGAATTTCTTTTCCATAATTATGAAAGGATATAATTATTAACTTTCTTGTTTATTTAAATATTGTTATTTATCTAATTCTTTTTGTTTTCTCCTACTTCTTGGTCCAAATCCAATTTTTCCCTGCTCTACTAATTTTCTTGTTCTTTTTTCCCTTTCTAATTTCTCTTTTTCATCTTCTGTTTTTTTTGGATTTTGTTTAGTAGATATAAACGAAAATACAAATTCTCCTGACTGAACACAAAAGTACATTCTCATCATCATTGCGTCTCCAATATCTGTGGATCTACCAATATTCTTTTTAATTTCCTCTTTTGTTAAAATTCTTAATGGTTGATCCTTACCAGGATCCTTTTGTTTTATTTGTTCAAGGTCCTCAATTAATATTTTTTTGGTTCTTACATCTATTTCTCTATAAACCCCAATCAATCCTGAATTTACATAATTTGCTAACTCAAACCAACATTGTGATTTTAGATTTGCATAATTTCTTAAAACTCTATCTTCCTCTGTCTCTTTTGATTTCTTGAATGGACTTGCATTATTTATAAACCCCTTAACACCAGGCATATCCTTAACCAATCCAAATCCTACTCCATCATTATCTATTGCACACTTACTTCTTGGAATTTTATGCTTAGATAAGATATTATCTAATTCCTCGCTTGAAATATTATTTAAATTATACACCTTTTCCACAAATAAGTTGTCCCATATTAAAACCATTGTTCTATCTCTTCCTCTGCCAGCAACATCCACTGTGCAATATTTCTGACCTCTTTCTGCTTCATTTGTAAATAAGTCTAGAATTGCATCATATTCGAATAGCTTTGTAGGATCATCATCATATTCCCAGTTCCCTTCAAGAAGCCTAGCTTTGTTAATTGGATCTAATTTTTTAAGATTCTCAATATAATGCTCTGAAATAAAAGGATTGTCATAAACTCCTGCAAAAATATATGCCTTATAAGGTTCCAATTCTTTGTCTATCCATTTTTTATAAAACTCTTTGTAAATAAAGGTCTTACAAGGGTTTGAACCCATGGCTATTTTTGGGATTAATCCAAACTCATCTAATTTATATCTCATTCTTGATCTAATAATTTGATATGCTTGTTCAGTAATCTCTGCCATCTCATCTATAAATCCATCTGTGTATTCTGTGCTTCCAAGACTCACAAATTCGGGATCACTAGGATAATAAAATAAATCTCTTAGATATTCCTCACTTCCATTTCTAAATTTGATTAAGCCAGTAATAGAATTATAATTAAAATCTACGTTCTGTTTTAATCCAATCATTTTACAAACCTCAAAAAAAGTTAATAATGTTGACTCTTTTAAACTCTTTAATCTAGCTCGCGCGAGAAATCCTCTTGATCCTGGATAAACCATCCTTCTTTGAATTTGCCATAAACATCCTGTAAAAGATTTAGATCCTCCTGCTGCTCCCCCCATAAAAACTTCTGTATGGACTTCATCATTTAGAACTTTCAGTATTTGTGTTTGTTTTGGACTTATTGTCAATTGATGCCCTGGACTTACTTCTAGCTTTTTCACTTTTTATTTCCTCCACAGATTTTTCAATAAGATTAAATGTTGCTGCAGAACCCTCAAACTTATGTATGTCTGCTATCTTATCCTTAAAACCATACTGCTCAAACATCTTTGTCATAACCTCTGCAGTATTATTCGATGCCATAACTGCCCTCAAACGCTTAACATCATCCCCTGATGCTTTAAGTTCATCAGAAATAGACATATTCCTTGCCACACTCATTAAAATCTTTCTTCCCTCAATATCCATATCTTCCAACTTTATTCTCTTGATCAAGAATTTTACATCATTATAAATTGTCTTCACTGTACAATTATACTTTTTTGCCATGATATTAATAGGCACAGAATATGGCCCAATAGACTTCATAAATTCCAATACATCTACTCTTCTTGCATCCCTTTCTTCCTTATTTTTAGGTCCTCTTTTTTTTTCCATTTTGTAAATTATTATAAATTATTTATTAATCCTTCCTATATTATCAATAAGGATACCATTTACAGGTAAAAGAGCTATTTCATTCAATTCCAAACCCTCCATTTCCTCAATCAACTTCTTAGCCTGCTCATCAGTGATTTTAAAAGTTATAAACCTTTTCTTAACCTTCTTTTTCTCTTCCAACATCAAAGTCAGATAACTCTCAGGTACCTGATTAACAGACTCTAAATAATCTCCAAGATTCTTTTCCTCCAAACCTAAATACTTACTCATATCCTGAACACTCACTTCTTTAGATATCCTTATCAAATCATCTATATCATCCCTTGGATTATGCACCCCTCTAAGCTTATTCATTGTTTGTCTAATAATCTTCCTATCTATCTCTCCTACATTCACTCTAATAACTGGAATTTCTTTCTCCCCCATATTCTTCAAAATTTTAAATCTATGCTCTCCATCAACCATTACCTTATTTTGATCTATTATTATCGGCTCTAAAAATCCAAACTTCTTAATTGTCTCCTGCAAACCTTCCATCTTAATTTTAGACATCTCATTAGGATTTGTACTATCTAACTTTATATTCTCAACCTTCTCTTTAACTACCTCAAAAAATTTTATCTTATCCATTTAAACACCCCTTGATTTCCAATGCAATAGCTTTAGCCATTAATACTGGTACTGCATTTCCAATCTGCATATACATTTGTCTTATTGTCCCACAAAAAATAAAATCATCTGGAAAACTTTGTATTCTAGCTTCCTCTCTCACACTCAATAACCTATTATAAACTGGATGAATATATCTTCCACTTTTAGTCACTGTCCTAGCAAATCCATCCATCTTAAACTTAACAAAATTAGATTTAAATACTCCATAATTCCCTCCTTCCTTCACATGAGAAAATTTATAATTATTCTTCTTCTCCTGCTTCTCACAAATATGTTGTATCCTCTCATCCTCTACATAAGACAAATTCAACACTTCTCTCAAAAATATCTTTCCCTTAAACCCAGGATATTTGTTTTCTTTTCCCTGATTATTTCCAATAAAAATCGCCCTCTTCCTTTTTTGTGGAACCTGATAATTACTTGAATCCAAAACCTTCACATCAACTTTATATCCTTCCTCCTCAAAACAATTAAATATCTCCTTCAAAACCAATTTTCCCTCAGGATTTCTCATACTTCCTATTGCAAAAACATTTTCCATAACAAAATACTTTGGCTTCAAAATTCTAACAAATCTCACAAATTCCAAAAACAACTTATTTCTAACATCATTAACATTCCTACTTCCTGCCATTGAAAATCCCTGACAAGGAGGCCCACCAATCAAAATATTTACTTTCCCTTTAAACTTTTCTATTTCCTCATCCTTTATTTTATTAATATCTTTCCCAATTAACTTACCCTGACAATTCTTTAAATGAGTATCAATTGCCGGCTGCCAAAATTCTACAAATCCCAAACACTTAAATCCTGCTAATTCAAATCCCTTACTCAATCCTCCACACCCTGCAAAAATATCAATAAAATTATTTTCCATTTCCATATTTTTACCTTATATACTATTAATCCAGAATATTATTAAACAGATTGTTATTGCTGATCCTGCTAATAATCCTTGTAGGAATGCTTTTAGTTCTGTGTTCATTTTCCCTTTATTTCTGAATTTAGTTCTTGTAATTCTTTAGTTTGTTTTTTATCTGCTTCTCTGACTGAAATAATTTTAACCTTTTTCCAACATTCCCTGCAATAACAAGAATCTCCTATTTTGGGTTTCTCATAGTTTCCCATCATAAATGCTATGTTTGTATACCTCTCATGTCCACAAGATAATTTTCTAATCCATAATTTCTTTTTCATCTTAATTTATCTCCTACCAACCATGCAAATTTAAATTTAGTATCCATATTTGGCCATTTTCCTTGTCTATTACTTTTATCATTATTTTATCATTTTGGATATTTATTATTTCAAATCCCCATTCTGCCAATAGTTCTTCAACACAAATTTTCTTTTTTAAATTAATTTCTTTTTTCATTTTTCCTTTAAACCTCTTGTTAATCTAAATTTTAAGTCGATTTCCGATTGAACTCTTTATGTCCTCAATGTCTTTCTTCACTTTTTTGAGTTCTGCTTCATTCTTCTTTAAATTATCTACTTCCTTTTTTAGATCCTCTGGTGTAATCTTTTCTTTGTGATCAATCAATTGAAGCATTTTCAAATTCTCTTTCAATTTTTTAAGTTCTGGTGTACTTTCTAAGTCTTGTACTGGATCTTGCAATTCTTTCAAAGTTTTAACATTACTCTCAAGGATCTCTCTTTTTGAGATTAAATCTCCAAAAATTTTTCTTATTCCACCCTCATTATAAATCCCTTTGCTTGTTATCAAAATTTTTCCAATTGTTTCTTTGCCTAGTTCGGCTTCTCTTGTTTCTGTGGTTGTGTGAGTTAATTCTTTTCTTCGGTCATCATAATTAACTGAACTTTCAATTTTGGCTTCCATCTTTTTTTAAAATAGCAACCACTTTTGTGCCACACTTACTGCATTTTCCTTTCACTGCTTGTCTTATGCCTCTGCTACCTTTAAATTCAGTTCTCTCTGGTTCAGAGATTTCAACTTTCTCTTTGCATTTTACACAATATGCTTTATACATTTTTTCCTCCTGTTTTATTTATTTAGTTTAATCTTAACTTCTTTGTCACTTCTTTCGTCTTTTATTTTATTCATTTGTTTATTCGCGATCTCTTCATACTTCCTTAAAATTCCAATAATTTCTTTTCCAAGATCTGTTATCCTTATTTCTGTTTCTCTTCCTTTCTTTTCTTTTGTAACCAGTCCTTCTCTGCTCCATTGATCCATCACATTCGATAAATGACTAGTGGTCATACCTGATTCTTTGCTAAATTGTCGAATATTTTTCCCATTAACTGAAAACAAAAGTTTTAGATATCTTTTTTGTGCAATAAATCTATAAATTTTAATTTACCCCCTTCATCATATTTTTATGTAAACCTGATTTTAAATGAAAATCTTTACAATAAGTTATCCCATTATCTACCATAAATGCTAATTCTGGGAATTGACTTAATGACTTAATATGGTGCGCCTGCAAATAAACCCCAATCTCATTCTTACAAAACTCACAATCCTTATTTTGACAAGTGAAATTATCTCTCAAAAAAACTAAATTTCTCCAGATTTGATATTTTGCAGTATTTTTTAAAAATCGATTCATACTTAATTTGAAACCATCCCATTCTTCAACAGAAATTTCTTGCTGAAAAGCACTAATTTTTATTTTAGATTCTTGAGAATGATGCCCCCACTATTTGATCTTCCAGTCATTCTTTTTGAATGCTCTGGATTTTTTCCTAACTTTTTTCCTTTATTCCAAGGAACTCTTCCTTTAAACGCCTCGCTTAAAATCTCTCTATGTTTCTCTGTTCTTTCATAAACTCCTTGAGTCATCTTTTTTCCTCCTTTTTATTGATATTTTACCTTCATCATCTGTTTTAAATTTTATCATAGTCAAAGCCAAATTCAAAGAATTTAAATCTACTCCAATTTGTCTCACTATCTCTGATTTGTATACTGGGCTTATTTGTTCTTTTAGAAATGATTTAATTTTATCCAATGTAGCCACTTGAATATTTCTCCTCATAGAAGGGTCTGGCTTTCTCACAACTTTGGATTTGTCCATTTTATTATTTCCTTATAATTATAAGGGTATATTTAAACCTTTCTGTTTTGTATTAAATTCAACATATTCTTTTTTATGCATTTTGAAATTCCTTATAGCTAATTGCGCCCCTCTTATCTCCACGAGAAGCGACGAGGATTTTGCTAAATATATTATTTTCTAAATACCACTTGCACTTTGCGCGTTCTTCTTTAGTAAGATATCCCTTTGATTTTACTTCAATTCCAAAGATACTATAAACTCTGTGATTTTGATGGCCTCCTATTACTTGAGAATTATCCCACATAGTTTGCAAATCTCCCTCTTCATTAATCCATGGTTTTTTGAATGTAATAAAATCTGGCATACCACCAGACATCATCATTACCTTTTTGAAAGGGTTATATTTTCTTTTTGAGGGAATTAATTTTCCTTTAAGTGTATCATAGGTTGTAACTTTCAATTTTGTTCCTATTTTATTCTTTTCTACTACTTCTACATCTGGTTGTTTAGTATAGATTTTTAATTCAACATTATTCATCCATTTGCTTACTATCCAACCCTTACTCTCCATATCCTTGCGTACTTTTAATTCAAATCTCTGGCCAGAGGCTCTATTCTTTTTACCTTGTTTTTTATAAT